AAGAAGGGAAAGCCAACCTAAATACTACGCTATGTTTGGTGGTGCCACAGGAGAATCTGATACCACATCAGGTAGAATATTTGTAGCTCCCACACCGAATACTACTTATAGATTTAGAGTGCATTTTAATGCTGCTCCAGCTTTATTAGAGGGTGATAATACTAATTATATTAGTCTTAATTTTCCAAATGGATTACTATATTGCTGTTTATCTGAAGCTTATAGTTTTTTAAAAGGCCCTGCAGATATGTTGACTTTGTACGAAAGAAAGTATAAAGAAGAAGTACAGAAGTTTGCTAACGAGCAGGTTGGAAGACGAAGAAGAGATGACTACACAGATGGAGCAGTCAGAATACCAATTAACTCAGCAAACCCGTAGGAGAATAAATTATGGCGATATCATCAGCAATATGTTCAAGTTTTAAACAAGAACTTTTACAAGGTAAACACAGTTTTGAATCTTCAGGTGGTCACACTTTTAAGATTGCATTATTTGATAGTGATGCAAGTTTGGGTGCCGCTACAACAGACTATTCAACTTCAGAAGAAATTACTAATACATCAGGTTCGGCATATACTGCAGGTGGAGCGACTCTTACGAACTCTGGAGTATCATTATCTTCAACAACAGCATTTACAGATTTTTCAGATGTAACTTATTCATCTGCATCTTTTACTGCAAATGGTGCATTAATTTACAATACAACAACAGATGGTGGTTCAAGCACAACTGATGCTGTTTGTGTAATTGCATTTGGCGGTGATAAAACAGCTAGTAACGGAACTTTTAAAATCGAGTTTCCAACAGCCGACGCAAGTAACGCGATCATCAGATTAGCATAGGAGGCCGACCATGTCGGTGTCTTCAGGATGGGGCCGGTTTACCTGGGGCCAAGCTTATTGGAACGCAGACACAACTTTAAAAACAGGTTGGGGTGCACAAGCTTGGAATGATGGTGAATGGGGTGAGCTTAAAGATGCTATTGCACTTCCAACAGGTTTATCCATCACATCTAGTATTGGTTCAGTAGATGTACCTGATCAAATAATTACACCTTCAAGTTTTGAAATAACATCATCACAAGGTGAAGCTTTTGTTCCTGTCGTATTAGAAACAAGTTTATCTGCATCTTTCTCTATTGGTTCAGTATCTGTAGTGGACATGCAAGTTGGATTAACTGGTCAATCTGCAACAAGTTCTGTTGGATCTCCAACTGTTAATGATATGACCGTTGGTCTATCAGGCCAATCATTTACTGCAAGTCAAGGAACTGCAAAAGCACCAAATGAAACAGCAATACTTTCTGGTGTATCAGCAACATTTAGTCAAGGAACTGCACAGGGTATATCTTCACAAGAAGCAACATTAACAGGTCAATCATTTAGTGCTAGTCTTGGTAGTGTTACAATACCAAATGATGTAGTTCAGTTATCAGGTGTATCAGCTTCATTTAGTTTGGGGTCTATAGTTGGATTAGGAGGTGCTCTTGCTCAACCTTCAAGCTTAAGTGCAACAGCTAGTGTAGGATCTTTAACAATTGAAGAGGCATTAGGGTTAACAGGTCAGTCATTTAGCGCTAGTGTTGGATCTATATCTTTAACTGATATTGTTATTGGATTACCAAGTCAGTCAATAACTACAAATATTGGGACTGTAAATATATTCGCTTATGGCGATGTTGACACTGGCTCAAATACATCTTATAGTGATGTTTCAACAGGTTCGAATGACTCTTATTCGGATGTTGCATCTGGATCAAATACAAGTTATAGTGACGCTGCATAGGAGATAAAATATGGCATCAACATACACACCACTAGGTGTTGAACTTCAAGCAACTGGTGAAAACGCCGGTACATGGGGGACAAAAACTAATACAAATTTACAGATTATAGAACAAATAGTTGGTGGATTTACTGCACAATCAATTGCAGGCGGAGCACAAACAACAGCATTATCAGTTTCTGATGGATCAACTGGTGCAACTCTTGCACATAGAATGATTGATTTTACAGGAACTATTACAGGAAATCAAATTGTAACAATACCCTTAGACGTTCAAACTTTTTATATTTTAAGAAATTCAACTTCAGGAGCATACACAGTCCAATTTAAATATGCATCTGGTTCAGGATCTACATTTACTTTTGGAGCAACAAATAAAAAAACTGCAATAGTATTTGCAGCAGCAAATGATGGAACTAACCCAGATATTATAGAAGTGCAAACGGGTGGAGATGTTGTTGATGATACATCACCTCAATTAGGTGGTGATTTAGACACTAATAGTTTTAACATAGCATTTGATGATGCACATGGAATTAATGATGAAAACGGAAACGAACAGATAATATTTCAAACAACCAGTTCTGCAGTAAACCAATTCGATATTACAAATGCTGCAACAGGTAATGCACCTAGTATATCTGCAACTGGAGGAGATTCTAATATAGATGTAGCCATTATTCCAAAAGGAACTGGTGAAACTAAAATTGGAACAGGAGCTGCAGCAGCAACTCTAACTTCAAGTGGTGCATATGATTTAGTTTTAGATACAAATAGCGGAACAAACTCAGGAACAATCACAATTACAGATGGTGCAAATGGAAATATTACAGCGACACCAAACGGAACAGGTCTTGTTGAAGTCAGTGGTAATACTAATGCTGGAACAATACAACTTAATTGTGAACAAAATTCTCATGGTATTAAACTTCAATCCCCTGCACACTCGGCAAATCAGAGCTACACTCTTATATTTCCCACTGGCAACGTAACAGCAGATAGATTTTTAAAAGTAGCATCAGTATCAGGATCAGGAACAACAGGTGTTGGTCAATTATCATTTGCTGAAGTATCTGGTGGAACATCATGGCAAGCTGTTAAAACTTCTGGATTTACTGCAGCAGCAGGTGAAGGATATTTTTGTAATACAACATCAGCAGCTTTTACAGCAACATTACCGGGATCAGCATCGATTGGTGATGAAATAAGTTTTATAGATTATGCAGGTACGTTTGATACAAACAATTTAACTATTGGGAGAAACTCACACAACATACAGGGTTCTGCAGCAGATTTAACAGTGTCAACCGAGAGAGCTGGTTTTACATTGGTTTACGTAGACTCGACTCAAGGTTGGCTATTAAAGGATAAATAATAGCAATGTCTGAATATAAAGGTATAAAGGGGTTTCAAGTTCAAACCCGTACAGCAGATCCAGGTCCAACTGAAGCACAACCTGGAGACTTTTACTACAACTCTACAACAGGGCAATTTAAAACTGTAAACACAGGCGGAGCACCTATTGGAACATGGGCATCAGGTGGATCATTAAATACATCTAGGTCTGGATCAGGAGGCACAGGTACTTCTACAAGCACTTTGGTATTTGGTGGTCGTGACTCTGGTCCTGGTTTTTCTGCAGCTAATGAATCTTATGATGGCTCATCATTTACTGAAGTGGGGGATTTAAATACAGGCAGAAGAAGTTTAATGTCAGCAGGTATTGCAAATACAGCTGCATTAGCTATAGGTGGATATCAACCTCCAGGATCAGTAACAAATATTAATGAATCTTGGGATGGAAGTTCATGGACAGAAATTGCAGATGTTAATACAGCAAGAAGTTCAGGTAGTAGCGCTGGAATACAAACTGCGGCTTTACTTATTACAGGTTCTCCAACTCCAGCTCATAGTTTAGTTGAGTCTTGGAATGGATCAAGTTGGACTGAAGTTGCAGAGGTAAACACTCCAAGAGCACAAGGTGGTGGTGCTGGCACATACACTGATGCAGTTTTATTTGGTGGTTATACATTTCCAAGTTCACCAAGAACAGCAAATACAGAAATTTGGAATGGTTCATCATGGACTGAAACTGGAAATCTAAATACTGCTAGATCAGAAGATGTAGGAAGTGCAGGAAGAACATCAACTGATGTTTTAGGATTTGGTGGACTTACAACAACTTTGTCTGCAAATACTGAAGCATTTAATGGAAGTAGTTGGACTGAGGTAAGTGATTTATCTACAGCAAGATATAATGGTTGTAAAGGACCATCAGGGGTAGGAGGAACTGATGCAATATGGTCAGGAGGTCGTGAACCATCAATCTCAGGCACTACTGAAGAATGGACAGCAGATAGTTTTCTAATTAAAACGGTGACACAAAGTTAAAAATGATTTATAAACAAGCAAAAGGAGGAAGCAACTATGGCATATAAATACTGTACAGCGACTAACTGGGGCAAAAACTTTTTCACTCATGAAGAGAGAAGACAGTTTCACCTTTCAGGTCATCCTGGTGAAGTATGGGTTGTAGGCGATAATCTTTACGGTGATCAATGGATCGGTAAAGTAGCTGGTGCAATTAAAACAAAAGAAGAAGCACAAGCTATCGTTACTGGTAAAATCGAAGAGGCGCAAGCCGCTTGGGATGCATTGTCAGCTGAAGAAAAAGAGCGAAACCCAAGACCAGTAGTATATAATCTTCCATAGTCTTAACCTATGGCTAAGTATTCAAATGTAAAAGGATTTACAGTTCAAACTGTTACCACTGATCCTGCTGCTTCTGTAGAGGCTAGCGGATCTTGGTCTACTGGTGGAACTATGAACACTGCAAGATCAGATTTAGCAGGTGCAGGTGTTGCAACATCTGCTATAGCTATAGCAGGTTACTCTAGCCCAGGAACTCGTTCTGAAGTAGAAAATTATGACGGAACCTCTTGGACTGAAATAGCTGAATTAAATTCATCAAGAAATTCTATGGCAGGTTTTGGTGCAACAAATACTGCAGTGATTGGTTGTGGTGGTAGACCACCAAATAGTAATGGTTCGACTGAATATTGGAACGGATCTAGTTGGACAGAAGTAAATGATATGAACTCTGGAAGATTTGCTATGAACATATCAGGTGCAGGCACAGCCACATCAGGATTAGTAAGTGGTGGCTACCCAGGTCCTAATGATGCAGTTGAAATTTGGGATGGAACTAATTGGACTGCAGCAGGATCAGAATTAAACATTGCACGAAGTCAAGGTTCTTCCTCTGGTCAATCTAGTTCATCTGCATCTGCAGTTGGTGGTTATTATACAGCGGCCATTGCTAACACAGAACAATGGAATGGTTCAACTTGGACTGAAAAAGGAGATTTAAACACAGCTAGATATTCTAATGCATTATCTGGCGATAGTAATTCTTTACTTACAAATGGAGGAGAACCTCCAGGAGGCATAACAACTAAAACTGAAGCGTTTGATGGAACTAGTTGGAGTGAAGTTGCAGATTTATCTGTAGCTAGAAAAGATCATGGTACTTCTGGTTATTCATCATCTATTAGTTCTTCATTTAGTTTTGCAGGAAAAGCACCATCAACTAATTTTAAAGATTCAAGCGAAGTGTGGGAAACAACATTTACGCCAACAACACTTAAAAAAATAACTGAAGGACAATTATATTTTAATTCAACAGCAAACGCTTTTAAAGAAACAATAACAGA